ACGGCTTTCTTTGAGAAGGGAGCGCAAGGTCAGTCTGGCAACACATATCGTCTTATAAATCCGAAGGATTGGAATAATGCCTAACATGTTAGATTACGAGCGCCTTGTGCGCCAGAATGCAGATCTCCGCGTCGAAAACGCGAAACTAAAGGGTAACCATAATGTTCAAGGAAAGGATGATAAAAGGTGGAATTTAATAGAAGCACAACCGACGATCGGGACGAGGAAGGAGGAGCTTCGCCTTCGCAAAGTGATACGGGATTGGGAGGAACGATACGATATCTTGTCGGAGCTTTACGTCCAACGCGAGATGAACCCGACAGCGGAATGGCATCAAGTGAAGATGGAACGGGAAGCTCGTCAGAGGCTCCAAACGGAAATGGCGTCACGCCGTCAATATCGAGCATATTGGCTGCAGCTGATCGTCGACAAATTGAAGAACTTAACAAAATGGAGAGTAAAATAATGTTAGTTAATAATCGTGAAAAGACCCATGGAAATTACCGCGACAACGCAACTATGAGCCAAGGATTAAAAGACGTCATGCGCGGCGGTAAAAACTGGAACGCTCTTAATGACATGCAACGTGAATCGCTTGAGATGATTGCACTCAAGATAGGGCGCATCTTAGCCGGCGATGCAAACTTTAGAGACCATTGGGATGACGTTGGAGGATATGCCCAGTTGGCAAGCGCCAATGCAGGCCCTAGTATGCCGCAGGTTAACTTGGATATAACACAAGCGATTAATCAATGACAGAAAAAGGATGGCTGGGGCCTTACGCTCCAGCCGACCGCCATGCGGATAAAGTTACAATGGACCATATCATTGACCTTCGTCGAAGGGTTGCAGATTTGGAAAAAATAGTTGTCAGGCTTGAAACACAGCGTGATAACGCTTTAGCTATGGTGACAGATCTTCAACGCAAATATGCGGAGCTAACCCGAAAATGACTTATTATTGTCTCATGGGTGAACAACGAGGTTTCTTGAGCCGTGGATCTATGCTAATAGACGAGGGCATGGAGTACGATGAAGCCATCGAACTTCTTCAGATTGTTAAGAGTGAAATGCCTTTGTGGCAATTTTGGTTAATAGAACAGGAATTTATAGATGGAGAAGTACAAGAGAGTGTTTGTTCCGAACCCGAACACTCGGTTTGATCCAGAAGAACTTTCGACATTCGGGAAATCAATCATTTATGTTTGTGATTTACCAATGTTTGATAATTTGATCGGAAACGAGAACGTGCGCCGATTTGAAGGTCGAATAGCCGAACGAATGGCCGACTTTGACCCAGCCACTGACGTTATTGCGTATTATGGCGACAGCATGATTTTTGCAATGATGGTAATGTGGTTATCTGACAATTTCGATTCATTTGACGTAGCCCGCTACTCGTCAAAGCAGCAGGCATACGTCATTCGTGAATTGTCGTATCAGAATTTTATTCTGTAGGAGCAGATGCCGCAGGTTCTTCTGCGACAGGGGCAGCGGCCGTTGCATTTATTACTGCAGCCTGCACCTGTGGCGCGCTCTGCCCATGCAAAAGTTGAATCAGATCGGACACTTCTTCATAAGCACCTTTAGCGAGGTGCTTTAAAACCATGTTAACGTGCGCGACAGTCAATTTTAATTCAAGTTCAAGATTTTCCATCATTTACCTCTGTTTGCTATTTCAAGTGCTTTAGCGACGGTGGTGTCGTCTAAATTTAATAAAGGCTCGGTTTGTTTAGCCTGTCTCTTTCTAATCTTTTCCGATAAAGCAATCAAGCGATGAGCTTCTGCCTTAGCGTCTTTTCTTACAGCGCCACCCGTCTTACGGCCAATGCGGCCACCGGCGGCGTGTTGTAGTTCTTCTTGGCCAAGGCGCGTTGCGCCATACGTCACCGGAACAGAGGTTGCGTAATCGGCAGCTGTTCCAACTGGAGCAAGATATTTACCAGCCTTTCCGACGGCGTATTGCGTGGCGCCGCTAATGCGAGGAGATGACGCTATTGCAGCACCAACAAGGTGAGGTATGGCAGCGGGAGCCATGGCGGCGCCAATGAACCCTGCAGGGTATTCAAATTGTGCTAGTGTTCCTTTTGCAAACCAAGGATGAGTGGCCATACCGGCAAGCATATAAGGCAAAGTTTTCCCAGATTGGGTTTGAGCCAATTGGTTAATAAGCGGCATATGGTCGCCTTTTGCTTCTTTCATCAATTTGGCAAGACGTGCTGCATCGGTCGCTTTATTATTAAGACCCAATGTTTTTTGAAAATTATTAAGATCGTCTTTCCAGCTGGCCCAATTGTCCATCATATCAGCATATTTGGAATCTTGGTCTGCAATTGTTTCGCGAATTGATGCAGCAATATCGCCAATTTTACCCTTAAAAGCACCGGGGGCATTGCCAGCTAAGCTGCCAATTGATTGTTTTAAATTGTCTAAATCAATCATAGTGCGAGCAGAAGGGTCTTGACTGAACCTTGTTGCATTAATTTGATCATTGATGTCTTGAACGGTTCCTCTCATATTAGAGAAACGATTAGATGTTCCGCCCGAGTTCATAAAGTCATTTAATTCGTCCAGTTTTGCTTGAATTTTATCCATAGGTAACTGAACTTGAGACTTGGCCAGATTGGCCTTATCATTAAGATATGATTGAGTTGCTTGTTGCTTTAATTCATCAACACCATCCATTGCTGTATCGGCAATGTCAGAAATATTACCTTGCCCTCTTTGGAATTTTTTAAATGCCAATGCATTTTCTACGTCACCAGTACCACCTGCTTCGCGCGCCACATTGAGCAAGCTTTTAGGAACGCCGCTGAGAACAGATTGCGTTCCAGTTGCTGTCCAATCTGCGACCTTTCCTGCAGTGCCAACTGCTTTGGATCCGGCCGCAATGGCTGCCTGCACAGGATCAAGCATAGAGGCAGCCTTGCCAGCGGCGCTACCAATTTGGGCAAGCTTGCCGGCTGCGCCAGCTGCTTCGGTTGTAAGGCCCGCGGCACGTCCAGCAGCGCCAACGCCGGGAACAAGTGAAGCGACGTCCATGCCAATGTCAAACGGGTCTGTAGCAAGCGTTTTTTTGAAACCAGCCATAGATCCATATGTGTCGGCGTAGTGCTGGCCAAGCGCGTTAACAACGGCTTCGGCTTTAGCTTTTTCTGCAGGATCTTGATCGACAAACATGCCTTTGGCTTTGGAGTATAATCCAGTGCCAACTTGCCCAATCGCAGATGCTGTTTCAGACGGGTTCATGACAGCGTGGCCAAGGGCTTGAAATTTGCCTTTCGCGCTTGATCCTAAATTGCCAAGGCCTTGATAAGCAGCTTGGCCAAGGGTCATGTTTTCGTAATCGGTATTGTCAGGCGCAGCGGGAGCAACACGAGCAGCGGGAGCGGCCGCGGGAGCTGGGGCAGGGCGTCCAGACAATTGATCAAGTATTTCATCGTCGCTCAATGCGTGACGAGGTGTAGTACTTGCGCTTGGCGCAGATGGCATACCGGCCAACTTATCAAGAAGCGCGTCATCTGGGTCTACTACAGGAGCAGCCATGTTGTTACCTCAATTATTTAGCATGTAACGGGTAATACCGGGCATTGCTTTTTCAAGATCTTGAATGCTCTTTTTACCCGTATACAGATCGTTAAAATAGGAACTTCCAGAAGGCGTGCGACGTGAAAGAACTTTTTTAAGACGTTCTTTTTCGGTGCCATATTGCGCGTCGCTATGGTCTAATGCAAAACCATTTAATGCATCTTGTGCATTATAGCGATCTTGCATTGCGGGTCCACCTAACGATGTGACATGGTTTTTAAGATTTTGCAGATATGAGTACTGATCGATCGTTCTCTGTTTATTGACAAACATCCCAGACAAATTGTCGACCGCTCCCTCATAAGAATTTTCTGTCGAAGGAACCATTGCGCTAGCGTTTTGTAACCCACCTAATGAGTGCTGCATATTGGCATCTGCACCAGCGAACGAAAGGGCTGCGCTAATTTTTTTAGCCGCTTGAACTGATCCAATATCTTCTGGATTTATAAGATAATCCTTCATCTGGTCGCGAGTATAGCCAGCCGTTCCCGCAGCTTTAAGTAGTATATCATTCCAATAACCGGAAAACGTATTGCGTAATGGAGACGTTGGACCAATTGAGTTCCAGCCATCTTTATCAATCGACAAAATAGCACTTGCCAATTGATTAGTTTGGTTACCTTGCTCAATAGCAGCGTTTCTTTTTCCCAGCATTGCCGCTTCAATTTCATTTGATTTGGCTTTTTTATCGGCATAGTCGGCCTGATTAACAAGAGATGTATTGTATGTACGTTCTGCCAAAGCCTTACCATTGTCTCCCACCTCTGTACCGGGAGAACCTGCAATTTGTTTAACGGTTCCAGCGCCGGGGACTGGGGCAACTTGTCGAGGCGTCACTTGATCTTGCGACATAGCACCGCCTTGTGTAGGGGCGCCACCCTGTGCGGGGCCGCCGCTTACCGGCTGCGCGCCGGGAATACGAGAAATCATGGTTACCATTTGATCGTAACCGACCGTTGGTATGTATTTTCCCTGAGCAAGTTGTTGCGTCCACAGGCCGTGCAACATTGGTCCTTGTGCCGTCATAACATATGTCTGACCGTCTGGGCCCTTAAACATTGCATTCTGAGCGATAGTTTGAGCGTTACCAGCCGCCATCGTTGACTGAACATCGCGCTGCGCGTTGGTGAGACCTCTGCTTGCAATATTTGCTTGCACGTCTTCGTATCCCTTAGCACCTGCACCGATGCCTTCGAGGATAGCCGAACCAAGATAACGGCTCTTAGACCCAGCCATGGCGCCAAGGCCTGACAAGAGTGGTATAAGAGTGCTTTCGCTTGTAAGCATGTCACCAAGCGATTTAGGCTGCGCTCCAGCTTCTGGCGGTTGGAAACCTTGTGCGCCCTGAGCACCCATGGCTTGTGCATTTAAGCCACCACGTACTGGCATATCCGCTTCACGCGTAGCACCGAATAAACCCTGTTGTTTAGCGACTGTCCAAGGCTGTGCGCCGTTTGCCTTGATATATTCAGCGGCATCTTGCATTTGCGGAATTTGAGTTTCGCGCGCGTTAAGATATGCAATCTTTTGTTCTGGCGTTCCTGCTTTAATTTCATCAGGGGCATACTTGGCAATAAACTCATCGCCTCGGCCACCGTGCGGATATTTTTCAGATGCTCCGCCAATATGGTTTTGCATTACACCGGCCGAAGAATTGTCATCACCTGAATGTGGCACAAAACCGCTTTCACCTTGGCCCAGTTTAACAAAATCAGCTGGATCAATGCCGACATTTTTAGCAATCTCGACGGCCCGAGCTTTATAGTAATTAGGATTGTTTGGAAGTTGGGGACCCATTGCTCCAACAACATCATCACCCTCAGCCGTTCCGCCATCATCAAATCCCGCGCGGCCGCCATTGGAGAACAAAGACGCTAACCACATGGCATCTTTGCCAAGGCCCACTGCGGTGCCGATATCATTGGCGGTGCTTGAACCAGAAGTTGGCGTTGTTGTTGGTTTTAAAAGTTTAGATGTAATAAGATCTTTCTCGCCTTTTTTGACGATGTCAGACATTGGATCTTCTTGATCATAAGGCAAGACGTCTCCGCCATCGGCATAGGCATGCACTAGGCCGCCACGATATGCGCCTTGTTGCGGTTGACCGCCAAATAAATCTTTGATCCATTCCAGACCTGTTGCGCTTTGAGCGGGCTGCGCGGCAGCTGTATCCGTCGCGGCAACTGCGGCCTTGGCTTTCTGGCCCATAATGTCTTTGCGGTATTGATTAAGCTTCTGAACATCTTGGCCCATATTGGCGGCTTCATGGATGTCGCCAGCCAATGTTTCGCCTTCACCAGTTCTAGGTGGTGCTGCAGGAGATAAACGCCCAACAGGTAATTTTACAGGCTGAATATAACCCTTTCCACTACCCGGCATTCCACCGCTTGTAGCGCCATAAAGGCCAGATTGCTGGAACGGCGCGTAGGATTGCTGCTGCGAAGCAAGAATAGATGCCATATCGTTATTTGATACAACATCACCGCCAATAGCGTAACCTTCGCCCATGTGGCTCGACGTAACAGCGCCACCTTCCGAATCACGGACTAGGCCGCCGCGGTAGCGCGCTGCGCGATCGTAATTAACGTATTTAATGCCATGTTTGTCTTCAGCAACAGCCTCTGGATGAACGTGCTCGACCTCTTGTGCCATAAAACCAATATGCGTTTGCTCGGCTGGATCGCCTTTATATTTGAAAGTGTAAATTGGCAAACCATTATCGGCCGTGCCAACGCGTTTAATATCATGCTTGATGCGCTCGTCCGAGCCAAACCATGATGTCGGCGACGTTGTCGTCGTGGTCGATCCAGAGTTTGGACCTGTGATACCAGCAATGCCCGCCAAGAATTGAGCGACTTGGAATGGATAAGCTTGCTGCTGTTGATATTGATTGTATAGCGCAGTTTTGCCAGCCTGCTCGGTTTGCTGACCAAGCGTGCCGGCGCCAAGTTGGGCTTGCGCGCCCTGAAGGCCGGCTGCTTGTTGTTGCGCACCAAGTTGACCCATTTGATTTGCAGCGCCAAGAGAAAGAGGGACGCCTTGCAAAGCCGCCGTTTGTTGAGCCGCACCAAGGCTTGCCAATTGATTTGCGCCACCAAGGACGGCCTGCTGACCTTGCAATGCAGCTGCCTGTTGTTGCGCGCCGAGCTGGCCCATTTGATTTGCAAGCGCACCCTGTTGACCAAGGCCAGCCATGTAGTTTTGAGCCGCGGCTTGATAACCTTGGTTTTCCATTCCGCCAATAGTTTGACCCATGGCAAGGTTTTGTTGGTTCATGAGGTTTGCCATACCAATATTGGTACGATCTCCACCAAATGCGCCTTGAGAAACAGCATTGCCAAGCAAAGATTGTTGTTGCTGCTGATTGACGTTGTTTAATTGAGCGGCTGTTGCACCAACGGCATTCTGTAAATATGGGTTCATGTAACCCTGCACACCACTTTGGTATGCTTGAGGGTTATAGCCACCATATGCGGCCTGCGTTCCATACATAGCATTCTGGAAAGCGGGTTGAGCCATATTGGCTGCGCCCTGCATTGCCTGCGTTGCATTGACTGTTTGATTTTCGGCTGCGTTAAAAGATGGTTGAGCTAAATATTGATTTCTAGCAATTGTATCGCTTGCCTGATTAGTTTGGCCAAGAGCAGTGTTAAAGGCAGGTTGAGCGGCATTTGC